CATTTCAGGCAGACACCACGCAAAAATGGCCCGTGCGTTCGAACGAGTGGCACGCGGGGAGGTGAAACGACTCATTATTAACATGCCGCCTCGGCATACGAAGTCGGAATTCGCCTCTTACCTACTTCCAGCATGGTTTTTGGGCAAATTTCCTGAGAAAAAGGTCATTCAAACATCTCACACTGCCGAATTGGCAGTTAATTTTGGTCGAAAAGTTCGAAATTTAGTCGATGAAGACCGTTACAGAGACATTTTTCCTGAAACTGTGCTGCAAGTGGACTCAAAAGCGGCAGGGAGATGGAATACCAGCAAAGGCGGCGACTATTTCGCTATCGGTGTGGGCGGTGCGGTGACCGGTAAGGGTGCAGACCTCCTTATTATTGACGATCCACACTCAGAACAAGAGGCGACAATCGCCGAATCGAACCCTGAAGTCTATGACAAGACCTATGAGTGGTACACGTCCGGGCCAAGACAGCGACTTCAACCCGGAGGTGCGATTGTTATAGTGATGACACGGTGGTCCAAACGAGACTTGACTGCACAAGTCCTTAAAGCCGCCGCGATGCGGGATGGAGAAGAATGGGAAGTGATCGACTTCCCCGCCATCTTACCTTCAGGTAACCCCCTCTGGCCAGAATTTTGGCCGCTTGAAGAATTGGAAGTCCTCCGGAACGAGCTACCGTTCCCCAAGTGGTCTGCACAGTACATGCAAGACCCGACCTCCGACGCCAGCGCCATAATCAAAAGAGAATGGTGGCAACTATGGGAAAAAGAGAATCCTCCCCCGTGCGAATTTATTCTGATGTCTTGGGATACAGCATTTGAAAAACATAACCGCGCGGACTATTCCGCGTGTACGATATGGGGTATATTTTATAAGGATGACGACGGGAGTGATTGGGAGGTTAGAAAAGAAGAAAGAGGGATGCCTCAAGCAAACATAATTCTTCTTAACGCTTTCCGTGACCGGTTGGAGTTTCCTGAATTAAAACGGTTGGTTCTTGATCAATATAAAGAATGGCAGCCGGACGGTGTGATTATTGAAAAGAAGGCGAGCGGGGCACCGCTTATTTATGAGCTTCGGTCCATGGGGATCCCAGTGCAGGAATTCACTCCTACCAAGGGGAACGACAAGATATCTCGGTTAAACGCAGTTTCTGACATCTTTGCTTCTGGTAAAGTCTGGACACCAGAAACCCGTTGGGCGGAAGAGGTTGTGGAGGAAGTGGCGTCATTCCCCGCTGGGGAACACGATGACTATGTGGACTCCGTTTCCATGGCGCTTGCACGGTTTAGGCAGGGCGGCTACGTGCGGTCTGTGCTGGATGAGCCTGATCAAGACTTGAATTGGCGGTATAGGAATCCGAACCGCAAACCATATTACTAAGGGGAAAAACCCATGGCCGAGCTTGACGAAAACGAAATGCCAGAAATCGAAGTGGAAATCGAAGACGACGGAAGTCGCCTCCCTGACGAGGAAGTAGAGGAGGAGTCGGAAGCTGAGTTCGACATGGACGAGCTGCTAGGTGTTTCCAAGATTGAAGATGACGACAAGGACAGCGAGTTCTTTGAGAACTTGGCAGAAGATATGCCGGAGTCTGTACTAGCGTCCTTGGCCTCTGACCTGATTGAAGACTTTGAAGGAGACTTGTCCTCACGTAAGGATTGGCTCCAGACCTACATCGACGGCATGGAGCTGTTGGGGTTGAAGATTGAGAAGCGGATGGAGCCGTGGGCGGGTGCGTGTGGTGTGTTCCACCCCCTGCTGTCTGAGGCCCTCGTCAAGTTTCAAGCCGAGACTATCATGGAGACCTTCCCTGCAATGGGGCCGGTCAAGACAAAGATTATCGGTAAAGAAAGTCCTGAGAAGCTACGTGCCGCCGAGAACGTCCGGGATGACATGAATTTTCAGCTTACAGAGGTGATGACGGAGTATCGCCCGGAGCATGAGCGGTTGTTGTGGGGGTTGGGTCTTAGTGGGAATGCCTTCAAGAAGGTGTACTACGACCCGTCCGTTGACCGTCCGACGGCGTTGTATGTTCCTGCGGAAGACCTCGTGGTGCCGTACGGCGCGTCTAACCTTGAGACGGCTGAGCGCATTACCCACGTGATGAGGAAATCGAAGAATGAGATTCGCAAACTTCAGGCTGCGGGCTTCTATCGAGATGTTGATTTGGGCGAGCCACGCAAAGGTGACTTGGATGAGGTTGAGAAGAAGATTGCGGAGAATATGGGGTTCTCTGCCACTTCCGATGATCGATTTAAGATTCTAGAGATGCACGTCAACTTGGACTTGTCGGACTACGACGAGAGTGACGACGAGGCCAAGGATGAATCGAAGGAAGGGATCGCACTTCCCTACGTGGTCACTATAGAGAAGACGACCGAAACCGTCCTTTCTATCTACCGCAACTGGGCTCCTGAGGATGAGAAGAAGGCTAAGCGGGAGCACTTCGTCCACTATCCATACATTCCGGGGTTTGGCTTCTATGCGTTTGGTCTTGTGCATCTTCTTGGCAGCTTTGCTAAATCTGGCACTTCTCTCATTAGGCAGTTGGTTGATGCCGGCACTCTCTCAAATTTGCCCGGAGGATTTAAGACCCGAGGTATGCGAATCAAGGGAGATGACACGCCTATCTCCCCCGGAGAGTTCCGTGATGTAGACGTAGCGTCCGGGACAATCAAGGACAACATCATGACGCTGCCGTACAAGGAGCCGTCGCAGGTGTTGTACCAGCTTCTGGGAACCATCGTCGAAGAAGGACGCAAGTTCGCGTCTACGTCAGATCTCAAAGTTGCGGATATGTCCTCGCAGTCTCCTGTAGGGACTACGCTGGCAATTCTGGAGCGTACGTTGAAGGTAATGACATCCGTCCAAGCGCGGGTGCACTACGCGATGAAGCGTGAGTTCCGGTTGTTGGCGGCGATCATTCGGGACTTTGCGCCTAAAGAGTATGCGTACGAGCCGGATACCGGTGGACGCAAGGCCAAGCAGAAGGATTACGACGTGGTGGAGGTTATCCCCGTGTCAGATCCTAACTCCAGCACTATGGCTCAGAAGGTTGTGCAGTATCAGGCGGTGATGCAGTTGGCTCAGACTGCTCCGCAGATGTACGACATGAAAGAGCTACACCGACAGATGCTTGAGACGTTGGGGGTCAAGAACCTGAGCAAGGTTCTACCGAACGAAGAAGAAGTTAAGCCCATGGATCCCGTGACGGAGAACATGGCGATGCTTACGGGCAAACCTGTGCAGGCGTTCATGTATCAAGACCATGAAGCACACCTCGCAGTACACGTCTCAATGGCACAAGACCCCAAGATCATGGAGCTGATGAAGCAGAACCCGAATGCTCAAGTTATGAGCGCGGCGTTGGCTACACACGTTTCTGAGCATGTGGCGTTCCTATATCGCAAACAGATTGAGGAGCAGTTGGGTACTGCGTTGCCTCCGGAAGACGAGAAGCTGCCTGAGGACATCGAAGTTCAGATTTCCAAGCTCACGGCTGAAGCCGCCAAACAACTTCAGCAGAAGAACCAAGCTGAGGCTCAACAGCAGCAACAGCAGCAGGAAGCTCAAGATCCGCTGAACATCATTCAGAGAGAAGAGCTGAACTTGCGGAAACAGGAACTTGAAATGAAAGCGAAGAAGGAGATGGCCGCGTTGGATTTGGATAAGCAGCGGCTTGAGATTGAAAAATCAAAAATGGCGATTGAGCTTGGGCGGATTGAAGAAGACACCGAGAACAAAGATAAAGACCGCTCCATTAAGCAGCTTATTGAGGGGACCAAACTAGCAATGCAGATGGGTATGAAACAGGAGGATCGAGAAGCGCAGGAACTCGCTCAACAGCGACAGGCAATCGACCGACTGTTACAGCCCCAACCCAATTCTCAACAGCAAACTCCTAACAAAAATAAGAGTTATTAATAATGGATATTTTAGATTTATTGGTAAGCAAGATTAAAGAGCGATACGAAGATGTAAAAGAGGATTTGGCATCAGGGGTTGCCAAAGACTACGCAGATTATAGATATACCTGTGGAGTCATGAATGGATTGTTAAGTGTTAAAACATATATAGAAGATATGCAGAAAACAATGGAGGATTATTAATGAGCGCTGTAGTAGAGGTACAAACCCTCGAAGAAGAGCAAGAAATGTCTCAGGAAAAGAAAGCGGCCCAACTGCCGGATCCCAAGGGATACAGAATCCTTTGCGCTATTCCTGAAATCGAAGACAAGTTTGAAAGCGGACTTATCAAGGCCGAGCGGACCATTAAGGACGAAGAGCTACTGGCAACGGTGCTTTTTGTCGTGAAAATGGGACCGGACTGCTACAAAGATGAGTCTCGGTTTCCGACTGGCCCCTACTGCAAAGAGGGGGATTTTGTGATTGTGCGCCCGCACACCGGGACGCGCTTGAATATTCATGGTCGGTCATTTCGGCTAATTAACGATGATTCCGTCGAGGGCGTTGTAGAAGACCCGCGCGGGATTGCTCGCGGTCGATAACAGGAGATTTGATAAATGAGTACGCTACAAAACGCAGAAGAAAACGACCTGTCGGCACTCGAAAATGCAGACGAGTTGGAAATCGAAATCGAAGACGATACTCCTGAAGAGGACAAAGGCCGAGCGCCTATGCCCAAGGAAATTGTCGAAAAGCTGGAAGTAGATGAGCTTGACGAAATTTCTAAGGAAAAGGCAAAGCAGCTTAAAAAGGTTTGGCACGACGAGCGTCGCGCAAAGGAAGCCGCCGCCCGAGAACGGGACGAGGCAGTACGGATTGCGCAGCGACTTGCGTATGAAAATCAAACACTTAAAAAGACCCTTGGAGACGGTGAACAGGCTTATATTGGCACCGCTAAGAGGTCTTTTGAGAGAGAACTTGAACTCGCAAAACGCGAATTTAAGGAGGCTTACGATTCTGGGGATGCCGAAAGAGTTGCGGATGCGCAAGAAAAACTCATGTCGGCGAAACTTAATTTGAGAGGGGCAGAAACTTACACCCCTCAATATAATTACCAAGAACCTTTACAAACCCCCGATTTTTCTGCACATAATATAGACACCGGAAAGTGGTCTGCTCAGGCGGAATCCCAGCAGACTCCACAACCCGACCCCAAGGCACTTTCGTGGCAAGAACGAAACAAATGGTTTGGGGAAGATCGTGTTATGACGAGTTTCGCCTTTGGGCTTCACGAGGAATTGGTAGGCAGCGGAATAGACCCTACTTCAGACGATTACTACGCCAACATCGACAAAGAGATACGGCGCAGATTCCCTGAAAAGTTCGATGCCGAGAAACGGAAGCGCCCTAATACAGTGGTGGCATCCGCTCGACGAACGACTGGGCCTAAAAAAGTGACGTTGACCGCTTCAC